GAGTCTCAGATGCAAGCAGCTAAAGACATTGCCAGAGCTGGTGGACAGCAGTTGCTTGGTGCTATTGGGCCGGGTACGCTTCAGGCAGAACAGGAACGTATCCAAGGGATGCTCCTTGGTCAAGGTATTGATGCTGCACAGCAGGACGTATACAGCCAGCTACAGGCTCTCCGTGCGCCTGAGCAGGAACGTCAGAGGCTGGCACTGGAAGAGCGTCTGTTTAATCAGGGACGCACTGGCGTGAGGACAGCTATGTTCGGAGGCACTCCAGAGCAGTTGGCTATGGAGAAGGCTATACAGGAACAGCAAGCTGCTGATGCACTGACAGCTAGACAACAGGCTCTAACAGAAAGGGGACAGACAGCGGGTCTTATAGCACAGGCTCTGGGTCTTGGTGGCCAGCAACAGGCACTTCAGGCTGAGCTGGGACTTGGTGGTTTACAGGCTGCTTTCGTACCGCAGCAACAGGCTCTCAGCTTGCTCGGTGCTGCTGTGCCGTTCTCTGAGTTGGCTACTAGGGCTGGCTTGCAGGGCGTGGTTACTCAGGGCGAGCTTGCTGGTTCAGGGCTTCAGGCTCTCACAGCAGGTTATGGAGAAGCAGCCGCTACAGAAAGAGCCTATCTGGAACAGTTAGCTCAGTCCTTGTTTGGTGGAGGCGGTGACAGCTTGTTTGGTCAGGTTATTGGCGGTTTGTTTGGTGGTGGTGATGGTGAAAACACTGGACTTAGCGCAGAAGATTACATTGCAATTATGAGAGCCGGTGGGGCCAAAATATAAATAAGGAGTTAAGTAATGGCTACAATAGATTTAGTCAGTAATTTATTACCCGGCATCCTGTCTGCCGAAGGACGTAGAAGACAAGAAGCAACACAGGCTCTTACTTCTCAGGCACAGCCTACTACTAGCGATAGTCTTCTTGCAGGACTGATGGCTCCCATGCCACAGACTCAGACAGAACAAATGCGTACTAACATTGGTGGTCTGTTTGGTCTGGACACTAGACCTCCTATGGTGAAACTCCAAGAGCAGTTGGCTGGTATGCCTCTTACTACTGCTGCTGATTACGCCAATGCTGCGCAGGTTGCTAAAGACTTGGGACTGCCAGCACAAGCAGTACAGTTAAGTCAGAAGTCTGCGCAGCTAGGAGAAACAGAAGAAAAAGCTAGAGTAGCTACAGAATCTGCGATTGCTGGTCGTGCAGCCGAAGCACAGAGAGTAATAGCAGCAATGGAAAATACCACAGACCCTCGTATTATGAAAGAGCTGCAAGGACTGATACCTTCAGTTTCTGCTGGTCTATTGTCAGGCTCAGAGCTTACTACTGCTATAGAAAAAAGTATTGACCGTTACTCTATAGAACCTCTTACTGCTGCTGAAAGAGAATCTATAGGCAGGCTAGTTGACGAAGACCCTGAGCTTCAGTCTTTGATGCAGAAGCCGGGATTCTTTGCTAGACTTTTTGGTGCAGAGAATGATGCTAGAGGTCGGGAAGAACTGATAAGAGAGTTTGGAAGAATTCAACAGATGAACCCCGGTATTTCCGATTCTCAGATTATTGATATGTTCTTAGCAGAAAACCAGTCAGCTATTGAGATGGTTGTACAAGGCGAAGGAACTGATGCGCCTACTGAAACTGTGTCAGGAGAACCTTCATTTGTTCCAGCAGGAGAGACACCAGAGGGTAATCCTCTTATGACTGGAGCAGAGCAGAGAGCTTTCCTTGATAAAGTAGGCAATGATAAAGCAGCACAGGTAACAGAAATAAACAGGCTAGTAGTGAAGAGGTTGGATGAAGAGGATGCTGCTGGCAGAAGGCCGAGGAATGAAAGAGAGAGGTCAAGACGAGCTGCTCAGTTGAGAAGAGAGTATGCTAGAACACTTGGACTAGACGTAACTCCTCCTACTATTGCTACTCCTGGTGGCCCCTTTTAATTTAGCTGAGACTGTTCATGGCTGAAAATACAAAACCTAAAGTTTACAGGGGCGATGACGCTGTAAAGGTTATAGAGCGCAAGTTCGATGTAAAACTTCCTCCTGAGTATAAAAGAGTAGTTATGCTGGAAGGCTATGCGCCAGAGCCTTATGAAGATGATAATAGAAAAATCTGGACTACTGGTGTAGGTCAGACAGGCATCTATATGGACATGACTCCTATAGAAGCCATGCAAGCTAAAGAAAGAGAGGTGTCTGAATACATCCCCAACTATGCTACTCTACCAACAGACATAAGAGCTGAGATATTTCAGCTTCACTATCGTGGTGATTTAGGTCAGTCTCCAAAGTTCAGAGAGTTGTTCAATACAGGAAAATATGAAGAAGCCAGCGTTGAGCTATTGAACCACGAAGAATATAGAAGAAGAAAAAATGCGCAGATAGGAGCTTCTTATAGGGATGGTGTTGTTAAAAGACTTGAAGAGGCTTCTGCTGTTTTTGCTAACTACACAGGGCAAGAAGGAATGCCTCGTGAAGAACAGGAGCTAACACAGAACCAGCTTGAAAGGATGTTTGGTGAGACAGCTACAGCTCCTGCTTCTATTACTATTCCCGGTAGAGAAAGACAGTTTCCTCAAAGAGAAGTCGGTGAGGCAGCTACTAATGTACGTCAGTTAATTAGAGACTCGCTAGGGACAGCAAAAGATAAATTACTAGAGAGAGCTGATAAAGCTGCTGCTGGTTTAGACAGTGCTGAAGCTGCTATGCGTTCAGTGTTGCCAACAGTAGGTGAGAAAGTACAACAAGGTTTAGACGCTGCTGCTGGAGCTATAGAAAGCGCAGAGCCTATTGCTCGTAAAGTTGTTGATGCCGGATTAGCAGGTGCTGATAGAGTAGCAGAAGGACTAGAAAGAGCTGAACCTATTGTCCGTGAAACACTAAACACTGCTAAACAGAAAGCACTAGAAGGAGCTGACAGAGCTGTAGAAGGACTGGATAGAGCTGAAGCTGCTATGCGTAGCAGATTAGAAAGACCAGCTACACAAGAGACAGAACAACCTCCAGTGCCTTCTTCTATTACTATCCCCGGCAGAGAAAGGCAGTTTCCTATAAAGCCTCCAGAAGAGAGAGCAAAAGAAGTAAGAAGGCTTTTGATTACTCCTCCTGAAGAACCAGAAACAATACAGGAAGCTATAGTAAAACAAGAAGAACCAAAGCCTATTCCTTACGAGCCTAAAACAATAACTCGTATACCCGCTGACTTCGGACAGAGAATCACACTAGAGGATATTCAGCGTAGTGCTTCTCTCCGCGAATACAGAGCATTGCCGGGAGATGTGTTTAAGGACGGTAAGCTGTACCGTGTCTATTCAGAGAAACCTTCTAAAGCATCTACTCCAGAAGAAGAGACTAAGCTGGGAGCTATTCAGAATCTGATTTATGGTTTTGATAGGTACGGTAACACTATAGAAGAGAACGTAGCGGACTACTTGAAAACAATTATCCCTATGAACGCTTCTTCTATACCCACAGAGTCAGACCCGTATGCTGATGTGCTTGCAAAAGCAGACTCAGACACAAGAAGGGATATGCTGGCTAGTCAGCGATACAGAGATTTAATAGAAGAGTACGGCTATGAGACTGTAGTCAGCCCTCCTTCTGGAGCAGCAGTAGTAGGCGGCTTGGTAGGCTCTCTCGCTAGTCCCACTACTTTAATTCCGTTAGGAGGCACAGTAAAGTCTGGTGCTTTGCTGGGTGCTGCTTTGTCTGCTGGCTATACAGCCTCTGCTGATTTGGCTGAGAGAGGTGAGATAAGAGTAGTTCCTACTTCAAGCTCTGCCATTCTTGGTGGTGTGCTTGGCGGTGGGTTGGCTGCATTGACACGCCCATCTAACATTGTACCAGCTTCTATGTTGGTGGATAAAAACAACAGGCTATTAAACTCTTCTCAAATGCTGCCTAGACTTTCCAAGTTGCAGAGAGAAGGCAAGATAAACGCTCAACAAGTAAAAGCTACCTATGATTACTACAATGTAACCAAGCCTGTAGCGACAGCAGAGAAGGCAGTCACAGAGCTAGGCCCAGTAATGCGCAATGTCTCGGCTGCTGTTGATAAATACTTAGGAGCTTTTGTTACTGTCCTGCGTAAGAAGAGTGGTCAGTTAGCTGACAGAGTTAGAAGGTTTGAGATCAACTCACATATGCAGATAGCCAGTAATCTGAATAAGGTAACTCCTTTTATACGAAGCCTGAATAACTTAAGTACAACCACAGCAGATGACATAGCTTACAGGATAGGGCTTGGTCAGTTTGACGAAGCTCGTAATCTCATGCCTGTCTCTATGCAGACTGAGTTTGAAGATACGCTGGGAGTTCTTAAAACTTTAGGAAAGGAATTAAAGAAAGCTGGTCACACGTTTGAACCTATTGAGAATTACTTTCCACGGTTGATGAAAGACCTTGATGGTTTCTATGAAGAGCTTGGTGTTGTTCTAAAAGGGCCGATAGAAAAACAGATTGAAAAGTATGCAAACCTGACAGGCAAAACAGTAGCTACTCTTAGTGAAGATATAAAGAACGATATAGCAGACAAGGTTGTTAGAGGTCTTACTGTAACTCGAAGAGAAGACGGTGTTGTTACTTTTGTTAAACCAAGTGGTAAGAAGGCTGGCCCTTGGAATAAAAGAACTGCTGATCTGCTCTTGCAGAAACAGAAAGACTTGATGAAATACTATGGCTCACCCGGAGAAGCCTTGCAGAACTACATTACAAAGGCTATCACGGACATAGAGAAGAGGCGTGTTCTTGGCATACATGGTAAGAAAGTAAATAAGAAGAAGCTCGGTATTGAAGAGACTAGCGATGGCTTCCTTGATGTGGATAGTTCTCTGGGCGCATTGATTAACGAGGCAAGAGCTAAAGGCGATTGGTCTGTTAAAGACGAAGCAGAAATAGTAGAGATGCTCCGTGGATACTTTGTTGGTGGCAACCAAGCTCCTAATGCTGTGCTACGTTTTCTCAGAACTGCTGGTTACTCAGGGACTATTGCTAATCCTATCTCTGCTATCACGCAGCTCGGTGACTTGGGTGTTTCAGGAGCTATGTACGGTTTCCGTAACACTATCTCTGCTATGTTTGGGGAGAAGAACATTAAGCTAGTGGACTCTGGATTGAAGTCTCTTGCTGAGTTTGAAGACCCTAAACGTACAGGGGCTTTCTTACAAAATCTGTTTAAGTATTCTGGGTTTGAAGCTGTTGACCGTCTTGGTAAAGAGACAACCATGAACGCTGCTCTCAGGAAAGCACAACAGCAAGCGCAGACTGCATCAGGCAGAGCTAAACTAAAAGAGAAGTATGGCAATGTTTTCGGGAAAGAGTATGACAATTTCATAGGTGATCTACAGAGAAAAGAGATCACAGAGAATGTTAAATACTATGCGCTTAACGAGCTGGCAGATATGCAGCCTGTGTTTTTGTCAGAAGTTCCTAGAGCTTTCATTGAGAATCCCAACGGTCGTATCCTGTATATGCTCAAGACGTTTACTCTCAAGCAGTACGATGTCGTTCGTAACAGGATAATAGGTGAGTACAGGAAAGGAAACAAAGAGCAAGCTATTAAACAAGCTGCCGTACTTGCTGCTTACTTGTCACTGGCTAATGCTGGCACTGGCATGGCAAAAGACTTTCTACTAGGTAGAGATGTTAAGCCTGAGCAGATTCCAGACAGAGCTTTGTGGGGACTGCTCGGTGTGTACGGTGCTAACCAGTACGTCAGTGAGCGTTACCTTTCACGAGGTGACTTAACAGGCTACGCTAAAAACCTTCTTACTCCAGCTACTCCTTTACTTGATGAAGCGTTTAAGTTAGGAGGCGACATCGTTGGAGGGGACTTGGAAGAAGACTTCTTAAAGTACGCCAAGCCAGTACCTATTGTGGGCAACATAGCGTACAACTGGTTGGGTGGTGGAGCAGAGAAGTACAACGAAAGGAACAAATAAAAAAACCTACCTAGCTACGAAAACGAATGAAAAGTAACTAGGTAGGCTGAGGAGGACTCTTTAAGAGTAATACTATAACGTATCTAGTAGTCTGTCAAGATACCATCTAGCTTTTTCTAAATCTTGCTTGGTCTTTCCTTTGTACATACACCGCCAGAGATACTTCAGTGTATTCCCACGGCAGTACCCTTGAAACTCTTCAGCACTGAGCGTAGCCTCGATTGCATCTATGCACTCTACTGCGCCAGTGTTGTAGTGTGACGGGCTGTGGACTTCCATTGACAGTGAAGTTTCTTCTCTTATCTTATTACCTACTTCAGCCCACTCTTCTTCTGTAGCATCGTCTATAGAATCCTTAACTACTTCCCACTCACAGTCAGGCAATAGCAAAGGACACTGCCCAATTACGGTAGCGTATACCTTCTTGCCTATGTCATTAACGATGATGACATCCCTGTCTCCTTGGTGCAGAACATCATACTCTTTACCTTCTGTTAGTGTGCCTACTGCTATTCCTGTTGCTTTAATTTTCACCGTACTTTCTCCTCAAGTAATTCATAGGTAGTGGAACAAAATCAAATTCCCCATCGTCCACATCGTGAAAGATCCAAATACCTGACCACGAACCGTTTGTCTGTGGGTTTAGGTAGTCCTCATCATGCTGGTAGTAGATACCTGCAAAGATACTTATTATTGCTTTCCCATCGGGTCTTCTGGGATGAATGTGTATCTGTCTGTCCTGCACATGACCCATTACACATGACATAGCCTTTTTAGACAACGCTGAAGCAGATGATACAGGACGGCCCATGACACCGCTAGTAAAGTAATGGCTATAAACAGTCCCATCAATAATGACTGGCTCAAGAAAATCATAAACTTCCCAGCCCATCTCTTCAAGCTCGAAATCATCATAGCTTAGTAGTCCTTCCAGTTTAGGGTCTGACTCCACGGCTCGCTCGATTCTATGTTCGTGATTACCCAAACAAAATACAAGTCTTGGGTTCCATGTCTTACGCTTTCCTTTCTTTAATCGTTTCTGCTCTTTACGTATAGGCTTCAGAAACGCCTTCATAGCCTCTACTCCTGCCTGTATGTCAGCAGTGTATCGTCTACCCTCAAAGCTCTTCTTGCCCACATCGTAGCTACACAAAGAGGGCATATCCCAGTGGTCGCCAAGATGAATGATAACATCAGGCTTCTTCTCTGCGGCATATTTACCTGCCCACTCCAGATGTTCTATGGGATACCCCGGCTTGACTTGTGTGTCTGGTATTATTAGATGCTTAATCATACTCACCTCGTTGCACACACCAGTGCTAGGTCATCGTAGTAGATTGTCTGTGCTTCGTAATAGGCTAGTATGTGAGTGTAAAGACTCTCTTCACCACCGAATAGGAAGTATCCTAGAAGGACAGGGAGCAGTATCAGTGAGATGCTATTTGATACCCCAACTAACAGGGACATCAAACTCAGTGAAATACCTGAACCCCTGCTTGTCTGCCCACTCTCCGTGACTGAGCTTTGTTCCATCTTTTCTTCTCCTCGCTCCCGGCATGGGAGTCTTTGGGTTGTAAAATATAAAAACAAGTTCGTCATGTTTGCCAAGCCCTTGTGCTATATCAACGTACTTTCTTGCTTCTTGTCTGTCCCTGAATCGTCCCTTTGCTTCTATGTAGATCGTGTTCTTGTTGTCGTGGTAGATGAAGTCAGGGTAGTAAGTCTTGTACTGTACGTACTTGATAGTCTCTGAGTGACACTTACAGCCTTTGAGTTGCTTGTGGTGTAAGTCGTACTCGAACCAGCTATCATAACCTTGTGGTGGTTTGCCTGTACGTTTCTTTTTCTTACTCGGTTGTTTCATACGGTGGAGTCCATATCTCTTCCGGTTTGCGCCTGAGCCATAACAGCCTCGCATTTTCAATTACTCTCTCCTCACTTTCGTGAAGCTCTACACACTTGTCATACATTTCCTGCTCTGTCATACCTTCCAGTATTTTAGCAGACTTCTTATCACCAATGCCTTTGATGCCCATGATGTTGTCTATCCTGTCACCCATGAGTATCTGCCTGTAGAAGAAGAACAGCCCTTCCTCTGGCGTGACGTAATACTTTTCTTTCTTAACAAAGTTATAATGCCATCCCGGTACTTGGTCAAAGTCCTTATCGACACTGCATATCACACAGTCATCGCCTAGTTCTGTAGCCTTGATAGCGATAACGTCATCAGCTTCTTCATTAACAGACACGATAGCACCCCAGTCTCCCTCAAGAGCTGCTCTGATGAACCCCATGTGTTTTGGTTTCTCTGTTGGGCGGTTGCCCTTGTAGGGAGCTGTGGTGGCTATATCGTTCCTGAAGTTAGTCTTCCCAGTCAAGTATAGTTGGAAGTCTTCAGAGGACGATGCTTGGGCTAGGATGTTGGAGATGTAGTGGGTGAGGACATCGAGTATGTACTTTCCAGATGTCTCTTCTTGGGTGGCGTAGCCTATCCTGTAACAAAGAATGTCGGCATCTATCAGTATCATGGTGTCTCCTCAAATGAAAAAGAGCCGTCCGTGGCTCTCTCTCGTACCTTACAGTGCTTCTGCTTCAATCTCCATGGCTGTAGCAGGGCCAATGTCAGCAGAGCCTTCACCGCCATCGCTGTTGCCATAGGGAATCAGGTCTGTGATGAACAGCTTTAACAGCTGAGGTGAACGTCCCTTACCGTTCTTCCAGTCATAGTAGGACAGAACAGCTCTTCCTTTGGAGTCGTTGGCTACCTTCAGGTTCTCATCGTAAATCTCTGTGATGAGATCGCCAGCAGAGTTGTAGGCTTTGATCGGGTAGCCACTCTTACAGGTGATGAACTTACCCTTCTCTGGCTGCTTGGGGTTGCTGTTGCATGACAGGCCCATGCTCTGTAGCTTCTCTACAGCAGCATCACTGAGGTTGCAAAGGTCAACAGAATACTTCTCGTTCATGTTGAGGTGGTTAAGGAATGCCCAGTAAATGTCGGCATTGACTACGATGTTAGACATAATTGTCTCCTCTTTAGTTGGTTTCCCTTTATGGGAAGTTCATAGTACATAGTAAGCGAAGTAGAAGTGGTTGTCAATGGGTGTCTGCCCATGTCTTACCTACCTTGTACTCCCCGTCTAAAGGGCAGTTCAGCCCTAAAGTCTTTCCAGCTTCCCGGATAGCATAGACAGCTTGCATACCCACAGCGTGTCCTGCCCACTCAGGAACCTCTATCTGCCACTCATCGTGTACGTTAGCAACGAACTTGTGTGGTAGCTTTAGTTCTTTCAGTGCTTTATCCAGCAACACCACAGCTTCCTTCATCACGATAGCTCCTGCGCCTTGCAGTAGTGTGTTGAGACTGGAGTGAGCAGAACGGATAAACAGCTTCCTACCATCCAGCCCCTCCAAGTAGCCCTTGTCAGTACACTTCTCAATCCTCTGACGTAATGCTTTCAGAGCTGGCGTGTTACTCAGGAACTTCTCAATCAGATCAAGCCCGTCCCCGTAAGAGCCTCCCGCTATCTGTCCTATTTTAGAAGGGCCAGCACCGTACAGGAAAGCATAGATAAAAGTCTTTGCCTGATCTCTGGTGGACAGCCCTGCTGCTTTCTGGTTGGCTGTGTGTATGTCCCCTGAGAGTATCTCGTAAGTGTACTCCTCGTCATCCATGTAGTGAGCCAGCATACGTAGCTCCAGACCACTA